CGTCCTTCTTGCATTTTTCTGAGCTTGCTCAGCAGACAGACTTCGTTCCGCTGTTCGTTCCAGCACAAGAGGAACTTCTGGCATCACTTGAGATACAGAATCGACTGCAAGCCAAATCTGTTCGTCGAACTCCGCATACTGCCTGACAACGTGAAACCCACACCGTTCGAGAACAGTCATGAAATTCGATGGGCTGATGCTCTTGATCTTTAGGCTGAGATGCAATTTTACCGCAGTCTTCGACTCAGCGTATGTCCTTCCCGTCATCGCAGCCAGAATGGTCGGCGCCTGATGTTGTCGGTACGGAACATCACAAACAGGATAGAGCATTCAAATCTNCTCGTCGAAATGTCTCTATATCGCAATCGTAGCAGGCGCACAACGGAATAATCGATCCCCTCGGAAGTTGCAAATATAAGTCATATAGCGTATTCGCATGAACTGGTTTTGGGGAATACATCAATGAAGAATTATTATGCAGGCTGGGAAATTCATCCGGAGGACCGCGAGTGGCTGCTTGGGCTATTTTCGCCGAGCTACAGGGATATCATTGCTCACCATGTGACCTATAAATTCGGAGTCGATCAGGACTTTATCATGCCCAAGGACGGCGAAGGCATCGTCGTTGGTGTAGCCGACGATGGTGAAAAGGTCCAAGCTCTGGTCGTNGAGATCGGCGGAACAACACAACGCCCGGACGGCAAGGTCTATCACATAACATGGTCTATAGACCGATCCCTCGGTGCCCGGCCAGTTCATTCCAATTCGGTCATTGCCGAATTTGGGTACACCGATGTTCCTCGAACACTGATCCGTTTGAAGCCATCTCTGTTCCCATTGTGAAGGGGGAGCGCTATTCGCTCCCCCTTTTGTCATAGGCGAAGCCGCGCCATCGCCAATTCGAGTTCGAAACGATCTCTGAAGCCTGGATCGAGCCTCTCCAGATCAGCAAGTGCGGTTGGGTTGTATCCCTTTGATCTCTTGATGTTGGCCGTCTCTTCTATTTCAAAAACCAGAACGAACTGTGGTCTCGTCTTCTTCTTTTGCCAAGAGCGTTTTGGTTCGCCTCCCCCAGAAAATAAAAGCTTCATCCGCAACGCCATCGATAAAAACGCAGCCCCAAATTTTGTCACTCGTCGCATTGCAGCAGTGCAGTAGTTCCGGAACTTTGTAGCTCATGGATTACTCAACCCCAGAGAAAGAGAATTATAGGCGGCTTTTAGGCATCTATAAATAACTACGTATATTGGCATCAGTGGACCAATGGCGCAATACGTTTACAAAGGATTTAGCACTCAGAACGCTGAGCGGACCCGTAACTGGGCGCTGTATGACATCGATTTGGTCAAACAGGATTTGATTAATCACTTCATGACACGCAAAGGCGAGCGCGTGATGCGGCCGGACTTCGGTAGCATCGTCTGGGATGCTCTGATGGAGCCCATGACTGCGCAACTGCGCCAAGAAATCATCAATGACGCTGTCCGCATCTGCAAGAGCGATGTCCGCATCAAACTTCAGGACGTTCGCCTCTACGATCTCGATAACGGTATTCGCATCGAGATTATCGCCGAATTCGTAGGCTTCAANATCGTAGACACGTTCTCTGTATTTTTCGAGCGCAACGAGCGCGACGCTCTTGGATACTCGGAGTAATAAATGTCCCAATCATATCGTCAGACAGAACTTTTCGCCGGACACGATTGGCAGGTCCTCTACAGAGCCTTCGATAGTATCAATTTCAATGCGTCGGACCCCGGATCGATCAATATGGCGATGCGGGAATACATTCGCGCCAACTATGCGGAGGACTTCTCCGACTGGATTGAGTCATCCGAGTTCGTCGCCATCATCGACCTTCTGGCGTGGCTGGCGGGCAATCTCGCTATCAAGTCGGACATCGCGGCCAGAGAGAACTTCCTTGAGACAGCGGAAGCACGTGAATCCATCCTTCGCCTGGCCCGGTTCCTGTCGTACCGACCGAAGAGAAACTACCCGGCGCGCGGCCTGCTGAAGATCATCGAGCTTCAAACCAACGATGACGTTTTCGACGCGGTGGGTGTCAATCTCGCCAACCGGCGCCTCATCTGGAACAACCCGGACGATCCCGACTGGGCCGAGCGGTTCGTACTCGTTCTCAACAGTGCGATCGTGAACCAGTTCGGAGTTCCGCTGAAGACCGGCAGCATGGATGGGGTCCAGACGCAGCTCTACAGGTTCAACGGCGACCTAAACATGGCCTCACTGAGCTTCTCGGCGAACGTGTCCGGCCAGAGCATGGAGTTCGAGGTCATCAACGGTGATTTCGATAGCGACAAGGGCTTTTTCGAGCGTACGCCTGACCTCCTCTCCTCCTCCCTGCACCTCATCTACAGGTCGGACGGAAACGGCGCCGCCAGCCCGCGCACGGGCTTCTTCGTTCCGTTCAAGCAGGGGCGCCTTCAGTACACCGATCAGATCATCGACTACCCGGCCGAGAACCAGGTCTTCGACATAGCCATCGACGGCATCAACGAGACGGACGTTTGGGTTCAGACGATCAACGATAACGGCGAGGTCGAGGAGAACTGGACACAGGTCCCGGCAGTTTTCTCCGAGAACATCACGTTCAACTCGGTTGGTGCCGCGACGCGGACCATCTACTCGGTCGTGACCCGTGACCGCGACCAGATTTCCCTGCGCTTCGCTGACGGCCGCTTCGGCAAGGCCCCTGTGGGCAGGATGCGTTTCTGGTTCCGCTCGTCCAACGGTCTTGAGTACCAAATCCGGCCGATCGACATGCAGCGCATCCAGGTCACGGTGCCTTATTACAACCGGCTCGGGACGCTGAAGACGCTGACGATGGTTCTCGCCCTTGTGGAGCCGGTCTCGAACTCGACTGCGAGTGAGAGTGACGAGCAGATCAAGCGTCGTGCTCCCCTGGTCTACGCCACGCAGGACCGAATGGTCTCGGGGGAGGACTACAACACCTACGTGCTCCAGTCGAACCTGGCCACCAAGATCAAGTCTCTGGTGCGCGTCTATCCGGGCCACACCAGGCATCTGGACATGCATGACCCGACCGGATCGTACCAGGGCATCACGGCCTTTGCCGACGATGGCATGTTCTACAAGGAACGCACGACCTCATATTCCGAGGTTCCGGTTTCCGAAAACAAGACGGCAAACGAGCTGATCGACACGATCATCTTGCCGATGTTGCAGGAGACGAGCGTGAAGAACGTCGTNCAGGACTACCTTCTTCGCCAGGCTCGTTCCGGAAACATCATCATCCCGCAGTCGATGCGCTGGAAGAAGGCCAACGAGGGCCGGTTCTACTCGACTGGGTGGGTCACCCAGTACAGTGATCTGATCGCCCCAGGCGCGAGCGTCCTCGTCGAGAAGAATGGCATCTCGAAGTGGGTGAACGTCCGCGACATCCTCGGCANTGACATGACGGCATCCGTTCCGGATGGTGTGCCCGGTCCGATCCTTCTTTCGGAGCCGGTTGAGGATGACAGCAATGTCGTGATGATCGTCCCTGCCTATGCGCCGAACATGGGCGACGATGTTCTGCGGAGCATCCGAGGGAAGTTGATGAATAACCTGTCCTTCTCCCTCTGGTATGACTACGCACCTGATGGCGAGACCCACTGGGTAGTCAGGAATCCTGAGACGCTAGAAACACAGCCACAGGTCATCGATACGCGCATCAAGCTGATGACGGTCGATTACATCGCTGGCTCTGTCTGGCGCTTCCGCACACCNGGCCTGAGGTACGTCTTCGAGTCCCTGAAGAAGGTTCGCTTCTTCTACGACGGCGCTCGCACCATCGATCCTGATACGCGTCAGCAGGTCTCCGACCTGGTCCGCATCCTGCGTATCAACGAGAAGCCCCAAGGCGGCCTCCCCCTCGGTCGAGACTATGACCTGGCTCTGATCAAGCCGATGATGCAGCCCAACGGTTATTCGGACCCGCGACGGATAGAGGTCGTCTTCAATGACAAGGACGAGGACGGTTTCCCGGACGATCCGGATACCTATTACCATGTCGTCGGAGAGGCAGGTCCCAACACCCTCCTGTTCTGGGAGAGAAACGACGACGGGGACTATGTCCCGACCTCCAACATCTGGGTCTATGAGCGAAGCGGTGATCGCGAGGCGTTGCCAGCGCCCGTGGGTACAATTGCCTTCCAGATCGAGGGAGACAATCCCGAAACCTTCTGGCTCATGCGCGAGGCTGGTTGGGAGCAGCAGTTCCGCCGCTTCAAGTTCGCGACAGGTCGTGGACCCAACGTGGCCCGGAAGTGGATCAAGGCTGGTGGCGATACGCTGACCCCCTCCCCTGTCGGTTCGGCAATGTTCTTCCAGTGGAAGCACTATGCGCCTTCGGATCGGCGCATCGACCCGGCCCGGACCACGATCATCGACACCTTCGTCCTGACGAGCGAGTACGACCGGCTCACGAGGCGCTGGATCGCTGCCGGTGCCAAACCTGAAGACATGCCGGTTCCACCGACAGACACCGAGCTGCGTACGACCTTCGGTGAGTATGCCGAAAAGAAGATGTTCTCTGACGAGATCATCTGGCGCCCTGCCCGGTATAAGTTCCTGTTCGGAAGATCAGCCGACCCAGCTCTTCGTGCCAAGTTCAAAGTCATCAAGCTTCCGAATTCGGTGCTTTCGGATGGAGAGATAAAAACTAGGGTGATAAATTCTATTGATGAATATTTCNACGTTGACTACTGGGACTTCGGTGANACGTTCTATTACACTGAGCTTGCCGCTTTCATTCATCATCGCCTCGCCAATGCTGTTGCGTCTGTGGTGATCGTTCCTCTTCAGGAGACGAGCGCCTTCGGCGACGGGTTCGAGGTGCGATGCCGTCCCGATGAACTGTTCATTTCCACTGCAACAGTTGAAGACGTCGAGATCATCAGTGCGAATACACATACGAATTTGAGAATTAGATAATGGAAAAGCGTCGCGTAATTCAGCTTCTCCCACAGGTTCATCAGACGGAGACACTCAAGAAGTTCTTCGGGGCTACGATTGACCACCTCTTCCAGAACGGTGCGTCGGAACATATTTCGGGATACATTGGTGCCAAACCGAGTTACTTCGACCCCAATAAGGACTTCTACGTTCCGGAGCCGACCACCCAGCGCGCGGAGTATCAGCTGGAGCCCGCCCTCATATCCCGCAACAAGGATGGAGAAGCAACGCATATCTTCTTCTATGATGACCTGATCAACTATCTCAAGAGCGTAAACGCGTTCACGAACAATCACCATAGATTGTTCGCCGACGAGTACTACAATTGGGCACCTCCGGTTGATATCGACAAGCTCATGAACCCGAGCCAGTATTACTGGTTCGGTGACGATCCGGAAGCAATCCCTGTCTGCATTCTTCGGTCGGAGTTCAGGAAATACGTAGGCGACGGCGTTGAGGTTTCCTTCGAGCTGCCGGGAAAGGCCAGCTACGCTTCCGGTGAGGAGGTGCCTGAAAGGTACGAGACCCCATGTGCCTTCGTTGACGGCATGCCCGTCGTGGCCGAGGTCGATGGAGATAACATCGTCCTCGAAACGGCTCCTCCGGAAGGCGCCGATGTCACGGTCTTCCGCTATGGCGACCTCACGGCTCTCTTCGATGGCCGTCCGATGGTCGATGTGACTGCGTGGCTCCCGGACAACTCGCCCATCCAGACGATCACCAGCGGCCTGCGCATTCGGCTGGATGACGGTGTTTCGTTTTTCCAGGGATGGGACACGCTGCCGTGGGAGACACTGTTCCTGAAGCAGCCAATCCGTTGCAGCCAGAATTACGAAATCGGTTGGGACCAGTACAAGCGATCCGCGNCCCACTGGGTCGAGGGTGTCGGCTCGAAGGCTGAACTTGTCCCCTTCCAGGAGAAGATGACGATCCCCGGTAACGGCGAGCCGATCTACGTTGTTATCGACCGCCGCTCGCGCGACCGTAACCCGTGGAGTATCAACAACTTCTGGGTTCACAAGGATGCCGTTGAATGGGCCGGTGAGACCTTCACCGAGCGAAAGGCCAAGCGCCCGATCATCGAGTTCGTGCCGAACATCGAGCTCGCCAACTACGGAACTCGTTACACCGGCGAGATCAGCGCCCTTCTGACGGGAGAACTTCAGTACCTGCGGGTCCCGCTGGACGATCCGGAGGACTTCATGGCGGTCTCGGACTGGGATGTCCTTCCCTATGACGAGCAGCCGTACGAGGCCTCCGGCTTCGAGAACATCTCGGTCTTCGAAGCTAACGGCAAGCCGGTCGGGACGCTTTTCACCGACATCGGCCGCATGGTCCGGTTCGGCGACCGCATCCTGGCCCTCGACGTGGAAGATCAGCGGGTCCGTTCCCGCATCATCGAAATCTATCGCGGCGAGACCGTCGAGGATGTCGAACTCGAAGACGGCATTATCACCACATCCATTGAGAGCTTTGCGGTTGTTCTCAGCGATTTTCCGCGAAAAGGTGACATCGTCCGCCTGCCTGTGCTCGGTCACATCCCGTTTGACAACCGTTTCGGATACGACAAGCAACCTTGGGTCTACTCGGACCAGCCGGTTGATTTCTATTTTGACGGCACCCAGTGGCAGGTGGGCCAAAAGAGGAATTTCGAGGATAGCGATCCGCTGTTCGCCCTCTACACGCATGAAAGAATTTCTCACGCCGATATTCCTGGCTCGGAATTCGCCGGGAACCGCCTCTTCGGTTTTGCAAAGGGTTCGGGTGTCGTCGATACGGTGACGGGTCGGCCGCTCGTCTATGAAAGTTTCGGGTCGTCCCGCGCCGAAATCCTTTTCGAAAATGACATCGTCACACGCAAGACGGTCGTGAACGGGGAGAAAATCAAGGGACTCCAGTTCTACCGCATCGCTGGTGAGACGCCCGAGGAGGACGTTTACGGCTCCGGATGGCATGCCACGGCCGAGAAAGTGCCTCCGCGCATGCGTGGCGATCTTTTCCTTGTCCCGATGAGCCTCTCAGCGAACCCGGACAACGACGAGCCGACGACGATCTCCCGTGGTCACTGGTTCGATCACTTCTCGGNGCTGATTGCGCGTCAGGAAGGCTTCCAGGGCGTCGCTTATCGCAACAACAACTGGCGNGACACGCGTCGCTCGGTCGGCCCTGGTTTCCAGGCGGCCGGGCTCTGGGATGGCATTGTCGATTACAAGGCTGGTGACACTGTTTCCTACAACGCCATCGTCTATCGCTGCCTCAAGGATCACCGCTCGGGCGAGAAATTCGAGGCTGAAAACTGGGAGGAACGTCCCCTTCCGTCCATCGTTCAGCATCGCTCCCCGCTGCTGCGAACGATGCTTCTGGCCTCTGACAAACGGTTCGACTACCTCGACACCGTTCGCTTCGTCGATAGCGAGTATCAGCGCTTCCGCAACAAGTTCATCGCGCAGGTCGTCGAGCTCCACACAACCGGTGCCCTTCTTGAAACAGACGATGATGCCGTCTGGGTCGATACCATCCTCAATGCGCTGCGCATCACCAAGACGAACGAGTTCCCGTTCTCGCTATCTACGGTGGGTGGTGGACAATATTTCATACCGCCCTCGCCGTCCGCTCTGGGGCTACTGCCTGTCGTCGAGCCCGGTATGGAGATCGATGACACCTACGGAGAGCCGGTGCCGATCATTCGGGGTCACGATGGGTCACGGTCGTTTGCCTTCGGTGACATCCGCGACCGTATTCTTCTGGCCCTTGAGACGCTGATCTGGCGGAACATCGACAGTTCGTTCAAGACGGACGCCAAGCCGGAATTCGATTTCGCCGATCTCGTCGAAAGCAGAGCCCGCCTCACCAATAAGGGTAATGTGATCACGCGCGGCGATCCGAACCCATGTGACGCAAACAACGACCCGGTTGAACTGGATCGCGAGACATACTCTCAGGAGGAATACGTCCGCCTCTACACACCGATCTTCATGCGCTGGGCGCAGCTCAATGGATACGACTACAAGGCTCACAACGACTACGTCGAGGACGATCCCTTTACCTGGAACTATCGCGGCGTGAAGGATCGCGACGGCGTCGAGATGCCTGGTAACTGGCGAGCCATTTATCGCTGGTGGTTCGACACGGATCGGCCGCACCTGGCTCCGTGGGAGATGCTCGGCTTTGCCAGCAAACCGTCATGGTGGGACAACGAGTACGGTCCTGCCCCATACACGAGCGGCAACCTGCCGATGTGGGAGGACATCCGCGACGGCATCATCCGCCACGGTGAGCGCAAGGGCGTCGATGCCCGCTTCCGCCGCCCTGACCTCCTTGAGGTATTGCCGGTGGATGACCAGGGAAGGCTCCTCGATCCCATTGCGGCCGGGATCATCCCCGAGCCGCCGTCCATGGAGGACGCCAAGCGCGAATGGCGGGTTGGTGATCACGGACCCGTCGAGAACATCTGGATCAACTCGGCCTCCTATCCGTTCGCCAAGGCGCAGGTGGGCTACCTGATGCGTCCGGCTGAATGGATCGAGACCGGCTGGGATCGTCTCAACCGTGTTCGCCTGCCCGACGGCCAGTGGATCAACCGGTCCTATGGAAACCGCCCGCGTGGCGCCGAGGAGCTCATCCATGGCGAGATCGACGAAGACGGCAATCGTGTTGTCCGTGTCGGCATCCAGCAGTGGATCAGCGACTACATGGCTTCAAATTCTCAGTCGCCGTCGATCCTCGGCGATGCAATCAGGGGTATGTCGGTCAGTCTCGCCCACAAGATGGCGGGCTTCACGAACGCCAAAAACCTTCGTGTGTTTGCCGACAATTTCGGTCTACTGCCCCCCGAGAACGTCGAAGTTCTCCTTCATTCCTCTGCTCCGATCCGAGAAGCCGTATATTCGGGTGTACTGATCGAGTGGACCGGCGAAGGCTGGAAGATCATTGGCTACGATACCGTCAAGGAAGGCTTCTGTATCATTGGTGATCCCAATGAGGTTCCGGGAGACAAAGGTAGCGATGGCTCCAAGCAGCGTGTGATTTCACTCGGCGAGGACACGCCGATCTACGAGTGGCGTCCGAACGTCTATTACCAGACGAACCAAATCGTCGAGTACCAGAAGTCTTATTATCGCGCCATCCGAGCGCATACGGCATCGGCCCAGTTCGAGGATGAGTATTGGTCTCCTCAGCCGGGTGAAATGACCAAGAAATTTCCGAAAGTTGTCATTCAGGAACGTAACGTCGAGTGGAAGAACCCCGACTTCAAGGATGTCGTCTACAAGTACGTCCCGTATTCGACCGTTTTCAAGACCCAGACAGAACTCGCCCAGTTCCTCTGGGACTATGGTCTGACGCTTGAGCGAGAGGGTTTCGTTTTCGACGAGGTCGATCCTGTCACTGGAGAGGTCCTGAACTGGGAGTACGCCATCCGAGAGTTCCTGAAGTGGGCTCAGATGGACTGGCAGCCTGGTAATTTCATAGCGCTGTCGCCGGGTGCCTCAACGCTGAAGTTCGTGTCTCGTCATGGCACTGTCTACAATGTCGAGGAAACCCACAACGGCGTATACGGCCTGCTGAACCGTACCGGTGCGCCCATTCCGCCGCGTTCAACCTTCATTTCGCGCCTCGACGACGAGACGAAGATTATCACGACGACGGACGATCTCTTCGCCGCCCGTCTGCACATTGGTGAGATCGAGCACATCCTGGTCTTCTCCGACCGGACGATCTTCAACGACATCGTCTATGCGCCGCTCTACAACCTCCGCCAGCCGCGCCTGCGTCTCATTGGCCAACGCTCGGCCGACTGGAAGGGGCGTCTGGATGCGCCCGGCTATGTCATCTCCGGCAGCGAAATGCTCGCCAACTATGATCGCGCGAGCGAGAACATCCGCGTCATGTATGACATTGAGAGGTCGGAAGATCGCAATTTCCGCGACTACGCCCGGCATCAGATCGGTTACCAGACACGGAAATACCTCGACAACCTCCTGCTTAGCGAGACGCAGCAGTTCGAGACCTATCAGGGCATGATTCAGTCGAAGGGTTCGGCGGACACACTCAACCGTCTGACCCGTTCGCAGGTCATCGACGACAAGCGGCAGCTCGGTTTCCTTGAAGAGTGGGCGTTCCAGGTCGGCCGCTACGGTGCGCTCAACAAACGCCAGCGGGTCAGTTTCAGGCTGCTGAAGAGTGACATCCGCAACAACCCGCAACAGATCACCTTCGCCAGTGGCAACCCGTTTGACGCCTTTGTCGATGTCCCGGCTGACAGTGACCGGTGGGTAGAGCGCCCGGCCACCCTGGAGATGTTCAGAACCCGCGATCACAAGGATGAGTTCGTCGGTATCGGTTCGCCCCTCACCCGCCCGTGGGTGGATGATCTGCCGACGGCTGGCCCTGTCCGCATCGACGAAATCCACTTCACGGTGGCCCAATACTCCGCGTTCCCGCGTCTCTACGACCTGGTCTCCATGGGCGTCGGCAACGAGTTTGGAGCCGGTACCCGCATCTGGGTCTACGACACCCTGAAGCGCGACATCTCCTGGGATGTCCTTCAGCTATATCCGATCTCGACCGACACCACTTACCTCAAACGCATCGAGGGTATCGAGGAGGACGGCAACCTGATCGGTCAGTTCCGGATGGTTTTCTCGCAGCCGCATGGACTGACCGAGGATGACACGGGCATCTACATCCTCATCAGTGACACAACGGACACGGAACCCGATGTGGCTGGCTTCCACCGTGTCGGCCGTGTCGAGAGCGACCAGACGCTGATCATCGACGAGTATCTCGACCGTGGTGCGGACTACACCACGACCATCCGGCCTGTTGTTTACGTCCTGCGCTCCCAGCGCTTCGCCAGCACTGAGGCCCGCGACGCCTTCTATGAGCGGTTCCCGGCTCGTCATGGAGATATCTGCTATGTCCAGCCGGTGGACGGTCCGTGGGTCGTCTATCGGTGGTCTGGCGAGGACTGGGAGGTTTATCGTGAGCAGCCAGCCAAGATCGACAGCAGTCGTCTGAAGGCCGCCCTCATCTATGACACCGAGACCAAGATAGAGGGGCGCAACACTATCACCGCCCTCCCCGTCCTGCTGGACGACATCACGGTCTATGACCCGGTGGCTGGTCTCATTCCTGGTGTGGCAGAGCGGGAAATCACGTGGAAGTTCGAGTATGACCCGGCGATCTACCACGGCGAGGCGCGCTGGGGTCGTGAACAGGTCGGTCGTCTGTGGTGGAACCTCGGTGCAGTGAACTACCTCGTCTGCGAGACGGACCGTCTCGATGTCGAGGACGAGGATCGCCGCAAGCGCGAGCTTGAATATCGTGCGGCCAACTGGGGCCGCCTGGCTCCGGGCACTGAGATCGAAATCTACGAGTGGGTGCGCTCCAGTACACCCCCGGAAACCTACAACGGCGAGACGCACAACGCCCCGTACACGTCGTATGTGCGCAGCGAGGAATGGGACGCTGACCTCAACACGATGGTCACCGTCTATTATTTCTGGGTGAAGAACTCGGACCGAGAGCCGGTCAACATCCCCGGCAGAAAGATGTCGGCGCGGCGCGTTGCCGAAATCCTTCGCAACCCGAAGGCGCAAAACATTCCGTGGATTGCTCCGATCACGGAAAACTCGATCCTCGTTTCCGGAATCGAGCAGTTCCTTGGAGAAGAAACCTCGGTGTTGCAGTTCGAGATCGAGGACGAGGATATAGACGGCGTGGTGCACGACGAATGGCAGCTGATCCGCGCCGAGGATTCCATGACTGTGCTGCCCGAAACCATCTGGCGTCCGCTCCGCAATTCGCTGGTGGGCCGCGATGATTTTGGAAAGCCTGTGCCCGACATGAACCTGTCACCGGATGATCGCATTGGATTGTCGATCTATCCGCGCAGGACGCTGTTCGACGGCGGTAGAGAAGGTCTTCTGGCCGCCAGAAAGGCCTTCGTCGATACGGTCAACGACATCTTCTCGCGTGAGAGCTTCCTGTCGCAGCAGGCGGGACTCGCAACGTTGCTCGATCTCAACAGCCCGACCTTCGGGCAGCTTTTCTGGAAGCGTCCTATCGACGGGACGGCGATGGTTCTGCCTCCAGTGGGATCGTACGACTATGAGGTTTCCTCTCTCGCAGAGCGCAATGCCCTGCTTTCATCCTACGAGTTCCAAGTGATGCGTGGCTTCCTGCCGTGGGAGGAAACCGCGTGGGACGAAGCCGGGTGGGAGTTCGATACCGCCGAGATTCCAACAGTCACCCGTCGCTCACCGCGCATTCTTGTCACCAACTATGAGGCAGAGCAGCCGTCGTGGGGCATCTGGGAACTCGACGAGACGGCGCCGCTCGACGTTGACAACCCGGATCAATACCTGCGCCTGGCAACGCTCTATGACATCGAAGTTGCCACTCGGCAGGAGATGGTCGAGCGGGCTTCGGAATTCTCTTACGGAACTCGCATCCTCGTGCGCAACGACGAAACAGCGCAGGGCTTCTGGGCGGTCTACAGTTACGTTCCTGGGGCGCTCAATGCCGATCTCGACGGCTTCATGCTGACCAGCGTGCAGTCGTACCGCACGACCGATTTCTGGACAGCCGTGGACTGGTACGCCGAAGGCTACAGCAAGCTCAATCCGCCGATTGTCAGCTATCCGACCATAGAGGCCCGTAACATCCATGAGATGCCGCGCCCGGTGAACACCTTCGTGAAGGTCGAGGATGATGGTACCGGCGCTTGGGTCTGGACGGCCTACATCAATGNTTCGTGGGAAGTTGTTGCGTGCGAGAAGGGCACCGTCCGTCTGAGCAGCAAGTTCTACGACGACGAGCGCATTGCCCTGAAGGACGACAACCTCGACGTGGATATGATCCGGCGTCGCGATGGTTCGCTTGAGCTGAGGGCTATCATCGACGCCCTTCGGTCAGGGGTCTTCACGAACAGCCAGATCAACGAGCTGTTCTTCTCCATGCTGCATTTCATTCACACGCAGCAGCAGAACATCCCGTGGGCGTTCAAGACCTCGTTCATGTCCATCGTTGGTTTCAACGAGACGCTCTTCCAGAGCCCGGTCAAGAGATACGATCAGACCGACAATATCGTCTCGTACATCGAGGAAGTGAAGCCGTACCGCGTGAAGGTTCGCGACTTCGCGCGCACACTTGCTCCGGATATCGACCGGGTGGGCGTTCACGTCTCGGATTTCGACAAGCCTGTCTACTTCGATGAGACGCTCGGTCGTCATCGCACGCTCGATCCGCGCCGAGATGCCGACATGGCGATCCTAACCACGATGTCACCATGGAAGGACTGGGCAGAGAACTTCGCGAAGGGATCGCGTGACCCGGCGTCGAGCGATTTCAACCCGATCCGGCGCATGCTCCTCAAGATGCGGTTCGACCGCGTTGATCATCAGGAAGTGCCGCTGGATTCCGGTCTTGGATGGGACCTCGGCCCGATGGATGTGCTTGGCTTCGATGGTGGTTCCGGAGGAAGCCATGGCGGGTCAGCCCTCGCCCGCATGCTGGCCTTCTATCGTCCTGGCCAGGGTATGCGCGAGAAGAAGATCGAGACATTGCTTGGTCTGACATTCAAGGGCGTTGTCACGGACGGTGGCGACCTGTTCCAGCCCAACGATTTCGAATACTCGGACTGGGACGTGAAGGGATATGACAGCTTGCCGTGGGAGACGTTGCTTACGGCCGAGAAGGACCTTGAGATCGACGGTAATGGTGTCGAGGAGGTGGAGGTTGCCCTTAACCCGACCGGAGATGCCAAGAGCCACTACAAGCTCAATGACCCGTACCGTGTACCGAACCATCCCGAGGAACTGATTTCGGTGCAGTCGAATACTGCTATCAGCATGACGGTCGAGACCGGATGGACCGTTGGTGCTCCTCGCCAGTATACGGCCTACGTCAACACGAAACGCGCCAGACGTTCGACGGTCAGCCTCTCCTACGGAGGCGTTGCTTCCTCAGCCGATGCGGTCTTCGTCTACCGTGATGGCGTTCGTGCCCGCGAGGGCATCGATTACACAGTGGATCACCACGCCCGGAAGGTCGAGGTCCAGCTTGGCTCACCGCGCGCCCAGAAAGTCATGGTTCATGTGATGGGTCATGGTGGTCTGACGGCCATTTGTGGTCAGACGTTCCTGACCGGCGACGGCATCACTACAGAATACGATCTTCCGTTCGAGACCAGAGGTGCGGTTGAGATTACAGTCGATGGACGCCGCATGCCGTCTAATGAGGCCTACATCTCGGATGGCCGTGTCGTCTTCGTCAATGCTCCGGCAAACGGGGCCGACATCTGCTTCACCGAGTTTGAGCCTCTTGATGGGGTAACGAATCCTGCCACGAACGTCGCGAAGGAGAGCCTCCTGGTCCACGACGAACAGCGCTGGACCCTGGCTACTCCGTCACGTGTCGTACCGACGGAGGCGATTGGCACCATCGTCGAGCTGAATGGAAAGCGCCTGACGCCGCCATTCATTCGTGTCGGCGGGTTCTCGACCAAAGATAGATATCTGCCGTTCACAAAGATCAACGATGTGAACAACATCAGGATGTGGATCGACGGCGATCTTTACACGGGTGAGATCAATTCCGTCCCAGGTGAAGAGCGCGAGCTTCCNGTTACGAAGGGTTGGGATACCTACGAGTGGGATATGGCTGAGGAGGTCTATTCCTGGGCCACGGTTGAGGACGGTCTCGATTGTCGTCCGCTCGACACCGATCTTCTCGACGTTCGCGCTGATTTCGTTCTCATCGGCGAACATATCTTCGCCAACAACATCAACTTCCTCCCCGAGAACGTGATCGCCATCGGTTACGAAGGCCATGACTACGACGTAGAGGACGGTGAGCTGACGATCTACACGCCCATCGGAGAAAGCGATTACGACATCATCGCCTGGGAAGAGCATCTGTGGGACGACGCTTACACGATCGGCACCGACACGCGGGTCGAGGTCACAACCTTNGAGAATGCATCCGCNCTCGGTATCGCCNCTCATGTCTTCGATGGCTCACCCTCCGGGATGTACGAGATTCCGGTCGCGGTCGAGGACAGCCAGTATGTCTGGGTCTGGGTCAACGGTCACCGACTGATCTCGGGCGTCGATTACGACACGGCCATTGAGACGCCGCGATGGGATGGAAAGTCCTTTGATCATGTCGGCGTTGGTCTCGACAGCCGGAAATCCCGCGTTCTTGTGACCATCCCCGGCGGACAGGAGCCGCATGAGCGTGTCGTGATCATGACATTTTCGGGCAAGCCGGTCGTTCCGCCCTCCACGTGGGGAATGCACACGGCCGTCCCGAGCCCGTCACTCATGGGCGATCCGGTCCTCGGTGTGGACTTCGGCTTCGCTCCTCTCGACACCGTTCCGCTGGCCTCGACGGTCGCAAGGAAGGCCCAGAGCCCGTATGGCGAACGCACGCTGTACCGCATGAACGGCTCATGGGAACTCTACGATTGGACCGACGACGTCCGGATCACACTGGCCTCCCCTCTCGGACCGGAGGACGGAGAGATTGTCCTGCGGATCGATGCAGACGACTACCCGGAAGACATGCTTCCGGTGGAGATGCTTCCCGAACCGGACCTCGACGGCGGTGTCCCAGGCGTCGTGTTCATCAATGGCGAGCGGATCGAGTACTTCGAGAAGGAAGTTTCCGGTCAGGAGGTGATCCTNCGCGAGCTTCGCAGAGGTACGAGAGGCACTCGGGAGGCCTGTGAGCACCGGATCGTCTCGATGCATCGTGGTGACGGGTCCACCAATGTCTTCTACTTCCCCGGTGCCGTGGCGAGCCTTCCGCTGGAAGTCTCGCTCCTGTCCGAGGACGGAAGCCTCACTGCTCTTCAGAAAGACATCCATTTCGCCGTGGAAGAGGATGCCGACGGACTGACGGTCACCCTCTATCGCATCCCGAAAAAGATAGAGACGGTTCGGCTGGCGCAGACGACCTCCTATTCGCACCCGGTCGGTAGCCTTGTCCGTTCGGGCCAGCCCGCGACAGTCACGACTTCCGCCCCCTTCCGGATCAGGGAAGAGGTATTCGACATAGACCTCGCGAAAAATTCACGAGTGTATGTTGATTGAATAAACGCCCCGCCGAAGCGGGGCGTTTAAGTATGGATATAATAAATACGTAAATAATTGGGAAGGTTATGTATGAGCAAGGAAGATGCTTTTGGCATAGACGAGACGAAGCCGATTGTTGTGGATCACATCGTTATTCGCGATGCTGATACGAAGGAAGAAATTGTAAATCAGCGTTCTTCTATGCCTGTTGCCAGAGNGAATATTGACCATGATGATTGATGTCAGAAACAAGATGGAGGGCTTCGTTCTCATTCGCGACGCGGACAGTGGCGAGGTCATTCTGGAAAAGAAGAATGCCATCCACTTCGAGAACATGAGTGAAGCTATTGCTCTGTCTCTCGCCAATCGTCCCAGCGGCCATCTTCATGAAATGGTTTTTGGCAATGGTGGATCAGTCGTTTCTGGAACAGGGGCAATCACATACTTTCCGCCGAACGTTACTGGGGCGGATGCGCGCCTGTACAATCAGACTTATTCGAAGGTCGTAAATGACCAGAGCCCGCTGAACGTTGATCGTGAACGCAATCACATTCGCATCCAGCACACCCAGAACCAGGTCTATACGGACATCGTCATCACCTGTTACCTGGACTACAACGAGCCAGCTGGTCAGGAATTCTTCGATGACGCCCAGGATGCGGAAGGGGAGTTCATTTTCGATGAGATTGGTCTGCGAGCATTCGACACAACGGCAGGCACAGGAAAGCTCCTGACCCACGTCATTTTCCATCCAGTTCAGAAGTCGTTGAATAGAGCGTTTGAAATCATTTACACGCTTCGAATTTACATGTCGTAATCGCGGGAGAGAAATTCATGCCTTACACGCTTACACGTTCGGATGGATCGGTTCTTATGGTCATTCCGGACCAGACGATTGACAAGACAGAAACGTCTCTCGCTCTTGTCGGCAAGGGTGCTGTCAATTACGGTACGGATTTTGCCGAGAACTTCGTGAAGCTTCTTGAAAACTTCGCGCATATCAATCCGCCGCCGAAACCCCTGACGGGCCAGCTCTGGTATGACACCTCGACCACGACGTTGAAGCTTTATGACGGCGGTATCTGGCGCTCCGTGGTCGGAAACACGGCCGTCGAAGCCCTTCCCGGCACCATTCCCGAGCGTGACAACCATGGACAGATCGCCGCGACGGCGTTTGTCGGCAATCTTCAGGGCAACGCGACGACCGCTGGACGGTGGCAGAACGCTCGCGCCATCACGCTTACTGGCGATGTCGAAGGATCGGTCAATCTCGACGGCTCCCGCAACGTCGAGCTTAATACCATTGTTCGCCACGCTGCGCAGACGGATCGAGCCTTTGCGGCCGACCGCCTCACGAACCCTCGTCGCATCCAGCTCACGGGGCAGGCAACCGGAAGCGTCATCTTCGATGGTACCCAGGACGTGTCGATTTCCGTGACGCTGACAGGGGGACCGGCAGGCGCGCCTATCAATGGCATGCGTCGCGTCAACGCCGGTACGGTCAATGCTCAGGCTGGTCAGACTGTCAGAGCGCCGGGAGGGGCGTTCTTTTCTGGAGTCTATGTCGAGAATGGCCCGAACGGCTACCAGAACCTTCGGTTCGTGTGTGAGTATATCCAATATAACGTCAATGGTACGTGGTATACAGTCGGAACGTAATGCAGTATTGGGGTTTCTTCGAGCGGTATAATCCAGTTCTTTCTGAAGACGATATACGAGCCAAGCTCAACGTCCTGTTTTTGAAGAACGAAAAGGGCGAAGACTGGTACGATGTTGCGAAACGCATTCCGCTCGATGAAATTGTCGTAGTAGCGGATTCGACTGGTAGTATTTCAATTTCTTCTCGTGAGGCTGATCGCCTGTTTCCGCAGGAAGGGCACGTCTATTCGTTTCATTACGATGGCGATCCATCGACCCTAGTTGGTCGCGTCATCCGGGATGGGCGGATCGTGGAGGCAACGGTTCGCCGGGCGGTCACCCGCTACGAAGCACGCATGTTTCTTCTCAACAACGGCCTTCTTGAGAGGGTGGAGGAGTTCGTCCGATCCGACCCGGCGTTGCGTATCTGGTACGAAGACGCCCCCATGTGGGATGTCACGGACAGTCAAGTCAAAGAAGTGGAGCGATTTCTTTCGGCGTACGGCCAGAAATTGGAGGCCTTATTCGCGGAGAAATAAATACGAACATAATAAAAATATTTTGGGAGACGGTCTTAACGATGTCATTCTCCGTCCGGCGTTCAAACGGCACCATTCTTATGGAGTTGCCAGACTCCACGATCGATCGCACTGAAACCTCTTTGTCGCTTTGCGGCCGAGGCTCCAGTGGTTACGCGCAAGCCTTTGCTGAGAACTGGCTGCATCTGCTGGAAAACTTCGCAAATTTCCAGCCGCCTCGGGCGCCGATTGTAGGTCAGACTTGGTACGACACGTCGTCTGGTACCCTGAAGGTCTATGACGGCGCGAATTGGCGAAGCCTTGCCATCGGAGGGGAAGGCTCCAGGGACCACGTGGGAAGTGCTGACCATGCCACGGAGGCGGAATACGCGGCCAAGGCGGGAGATGCCGGTACNGCCACGCTCGCACTGACGGCTCGCAAGTGGACGATGCCGCGTCGCCTTCGGTTGACCGGTGACCTGATTGGTGAGGCGATGATCGACGGCTCGGAGGACATCACGATCATCACCGAACTTTCGAGCTCTCTGACTGTCGCCTCACGAGCCAATCGTCTCTCTACGCCGAGAAAGATCAGCCTTGGCGGAAAGCTGAGTGGAGAGGCGATGTTCGATGGCTCGTCGGACATCACCATTAACGCGAACATTGGTCCGAGCGGCGTCGATCCCGGTACCTATAACGAGGTTACGGTCGGCCTCGACGGTCGCGTCATTTCCGCGACCAATAGGCCCGAAAAAGGGCTTGATTACATCGAGATCGTGGACCGCAAGGCTGCCGGTACGCCTGGTGGCACGACCACACCCGGAGTCTGGGCTGCTCGTGCGCTGAACACCGTGGTGGCGGACCCCAACGATCTTCGCGGCTCCAATACGGCTTTCGTCGTCAACAACATCATCACGCTGACTACCGGCAAGTGGTTCATTGTGGCTTCCGCACCCGCCGCTGGCGTCGGCGGCCATCGTGCCCGTCTATACAATGTCACGAACAACACCGTGGCTCTCTGGGGGACGGTTGAGCAGGCGAGTGTCGGTGTCGATGGCGAACCGATGCAGACGCGCTCTTTGATCGTGGGTGAGGTCCAGGTGACCGGAAACACCCAGTTCCGCATCGAGCACCTTGTGGCGGCACTTCCGGCGTCCGGAGCCAATCAGGCTCTTGGTCTCAGCTCAACGTTTGTCTTTGGCGCCGCGCATGGCGGACCAGAAACCTACACAATCTTTAGAGCGACCAAGCTCGACTGATAAATAAAGTCATAAGTTTAAGCATTGTCTTTTGGAGAATTGATTTATGTCCATTACTGTCAGACGCACTAACGGCACGACGCTTTTGGAGTTGGCGGACAAGACTATCAATACGACCGAAACATCCTTGGCGCTGGTCGGTCGTGGTGCAGTCGGTTACGGACAGGCAACTGCCGAAAACTTCATCAAGCTTCTTGAGAACTTCGCAAATTCGACTGCTCCGTCTCGTCCCCTGACTGGTCAGCTGTGGTTCGACACAACGGCCAGGACGATCAAGGTCTTCGATGGAAATCGCTGGACGACCATTTCCGGTGGCGGTGGGTTCGGAGACACCGGTGCTCTTCCTGGCTCGAATAACCGTACCTCGGGATACACCGGCGTCCTGATTGAGACGGCCAACAGCAGCTACGCGGTCGGCGTTGGCATCTCGGAGGGTCAGATCATCACGGTCCAGAGTGCCGTCCAGATTCCCCACGGCGAGCTCCCCGCCCAGATCACCATCGAGAACAAATCCTATCCGTTTGCCAGCCGTTTCCCGGACGGAATCGCAGCCGGTGTGACCATGGCGACCGATCCGACCGGCTACGTCTTTGCCGGTACGGCGACTTCGGCCCGCTACGCCGACTTGGCCGAGCGCTACGAGGCTTCCGAACCCATGTCGCCCGGCGATGTCGTCGAGATCGGCGGAGAGAAGGAGATTTGCCTTTCTCGCACCGAGGCCTCGACCGAGGTGTTCGGCGTCATCTCGACGGCTCCCGGCATGATGCTCAATAGCCAGGCTGGCACCGACGAGACCCATCCGTTCGTGGCCCTGGCCGGTCGTGTGCCGGTCAAGGTCGTTGGCCCGGTGAAGAAGGGCGCTCGTCTTGTTTCCTCGCACATTCCCGGNGTTGCCAAGGCGGCCAAGGGTGATGAGCCGCATCAGGCCATCATCGGTCGAGCCCTCCAGAACAAGGAGACCGAGGAAATTTCTTTGATCGAAGTGGTTCTTGGTGGAGTGAAGTAATATGGCGTATCAGGCCGGAAGCAAAATTACTGCCAGTGATCTCAATTCATTTCTGAGCACTATCCGAGCCATTTACGGCAACGGTAGCGGTGATCGCGGCTATGGTCAGGAATTCCCGGCCTTGCAGAACGTTACCACCGACCTCGCTGTCATGGCGGACCATTGGGGTGACCTTCGATCCGCAATAGCGACTGTGGCGGCGCATCAGGGAACGAGCATCCCGGCTCTTTTCACGGCGCCTTCCGTTGGTGACCTGATCGAGGCTTTTCCGAATCTCCAAGCCATTGTCGATACGGTCGATGAGAACCGCCTCAACGCCGACAGCTTTTCCCTGACTTTGCAGGAAGGCGTTCATACCATTACGCGAACGACTAACTGGAAAGGCACCATCACGGCGACCATTGACGTGGCATTCGCCGANGAGGACAGCGCCCGTCACTTCTTCAACTCCGGTGGACGCATCGGTCTGCACATCGAGCACCCGCGCGACAACTCCTCAATGGACGACGATTTTCGGGATGTCTGTTCTGGAAGGGTGGGTGTTGTCCAGTTTGGTGCCACGGCCACCCAGCGATCGGGTGCGGCCGGTCAGGCCAAGCCGATAGGCTATTACTCGCTCTCCGACGCTCCTCAGGTCATCTACGATGGCACGAATATCGGCGGCCATGTCGATCCGGCCTATGGCGGCACCGATGTGACGATTGCTGCGGCCCGGCGTGCATATTCCGGACACAACGGAGGCAACGGAGCGACTGTTCGCTTCATCGTCACCATGACNGTTCCTCCGCTGGGAGATTTCGACGAGCTGTCAGAAGGAACGCGCATCGTCTGTGATGTGCTCAAGGCGACCACGCGTCTGACCGGAATTGCCTCTCCGATCTTNATCACGGCTTTCGCGCTCGACGGCGGCGCCGCGACAGAACCNCCAGGAGAGGTCACCAACCTGCGGATCGTCAACGCGACCTCGACGACGCTGTCCATCGAGTTCACGGGTGCTCCAGGTGCCGTCTCACACCAGTATCGGATTGACCAAGGGGAGTGGACANCGCTCACTTCCAACGTGCTTTCCGGTCTTACTGCCGAGACCAACTACACCATCCAGGTTCGTGGTGTGAACGAGGCTGGCGCCGGTCCTGCCGCGACCGTCCAGGGGCGCACGAACTCGTACAGTGCTGCTCCTGGCGCAGTCACGAACCTTCGCATCGCGGCCGCCACGGCGAACACGCTCACCATCGCGTTCACTCCGGCGCCAATGGCTTCGAGCCACGAGTACAGCCTCAATGGCGGCACGTATCAGCGTCTCATGTCCAACACGCTGACTGGTCTCAGCCCGGACCGGAGCTACACGATCCAGGTGAGGGGTCGAAACGACTTCGGTGTTGGCCCGGCTACCTCCGTCACCGGCCGCACGGACGTTGCTCCTCCGACGCTGCCCGGTCCTGTCACCGACCTGATGGTTTCCGGGACCGGTGCCACGACACTCACACTGTCCTTCAAGGATGCACCGGGTGCTACCCTTCACCAGTACAGCCTCAACGATGGTGCTTGGATGACCCTNGCTACCAACAAGGTCATCCTCGGTCTGCGCGAGAATACGACCTACACCGTCGCCGTCCGTGGCGTGAACGATGTCGGCTTCGGTCCTGAGGCCAGAACGGTGGGCAAGACGACCCCGGCGCTGCCGGGGGCCGTCACGAACCTGCGTATCACCTCGGCTACGTCATCGTCTCTCACCGTGGCGTTCACTCCGGCTTCGAATGCCGACTCGCATCAGTACAGCCTGAACAACGGCAACTGGCAGGCGCTAACGTCGAATACGATCGGCGGTCTGTCGTCGGGCACGAACTACACGATCCGCGTTCGCGGCGTGAACGCATATGGTTTTGGAAGTCCGGACACGACCAGTGGCACCACACAAGTGGATGCGCCAGGTGCTGTCACGAACCTGCGCGTGACCGGATCGACTGCGTACTCGCTCACGATCGATTTCAATCCTGCTCCTGGCGCTACTGGCCACCAGTACAGCGTCAACGGCGGAGCGTGGANGGAGCTTACNTCGANGACNATTTCCGGTCTCGAACAGAATACGAGCTACACGATCAAGGTCCGTGGCACGAACGCTGCGGGCGTGGGTCCGGAGNCGACGACAGCTGGCACTACAGACATCGCGCTGCCCGGCACCGTTACGGACTTGCGCGTTGTCTCGGCTGCGCCGAACTCGCTCACCATCGACTTCGGGAATGCCCCACGAGCGACTTCGCACCAGTACAGCATCAACAATGGCACGTCTTGGGNAACGCTCGCNTCGAAGACCATCACTGGTCTTGCTGCCTCGACGAATTACCAAATCCTCGTTCGTGGCGTGAATGCGTCTGGTACGGGTCCCGCTTCATCTACCTCCGGCAGGACGACGCTTGGCACGGTTTCTGGTCTGCGTGTCACGGCATCGTCGGCCACGACGATCACCATCACGTGGGATGGCGACGCGGCCGGTGCGACGAGGCATGAGATGTCGGTCAACGGCGGAACGTGGACGACGATCACAAAGCCGCACAAGATCACCGGCCTCGATCCTTCCAGGACCTACACGATNGCCGTTCGTGGTGTGAACCAGAACGAGGTCGGCGCGAGTGTGACTGTCTCTGGTTCTACATCGCAGGTCACCTCGGGTGAGCAGGTTTACGACACGCCTGGTAGCTACACCTTCACGGTACCGCCGCACGCCAGGCTCACGATCCGCGTCATTGGTGGTGGTGGNGGCGGCAACGGTTATCCGGCGACCGGATCGCCGGGCGCAGGTGGCGCGAGTGTTGTGGCTGTCCCGGACGGTCAGCTTGTCGCCCACGGTGGCGGACCGGGTAGCTGGAACCTCGAAGGCTACGGCTCACCTGGTGGTGCTGGTGGTGGCTGGTCAGGCCCGCCTGGAGCAACTGGAGCGAACGGCGCCAAGGGTGGCGGCGGCTACATTTTCAACCGCGACGACAGCGCGCGGTCGGGCGCGGGCAACTCGGGCTTCCCTGGAGGTGGCGGTATACCCGGATTCGCCTTCAACNTCGGCAACCGCTGGCACATCCCCGGTGGCGGCGGCGGCGGCGGTTATGTCACCAAGACCTATGAGAACGAGGCCATCCCGCCTGGNACGGGTCTGTCGATCACGGTTGGTGCCGGTGGTGCAGCGTTCGGTAGCGGTTCGACGGCAGGCTTTGGCGGCCGCGTTGTGATCAGCTGGGAGTAACACGGCTTCCATTTCACGTGTGAAACGTCCGCTTCTCGGGCATGTTCACACGTGAAATGGTCGGGACCAATCCGGTCAGCCCTGTTCACGCGTGAAATGACACAAGGGGAGTGGTGCCCTGGGGCTATCCAGGTCATCGTGAGGTGTGTTCACGTGTGAAATGGTCACAAGCGCATGGAGCTAGGGTTCACATGTGAAATGACCCGCCAGCTGTCGCCGGTCCGGTTCTGCGTGTGGTCCGTTCACATGTTAGCTGCGTCTGAGTTCACGTGTGAAATGGTAGCGACCCCAGCTGCCTCGCAGTTCACATGTGAAATGACCCGGCGAGTGACCGGTCAAACAAAAAGGGCCAGCTGTTGCTGGCCCCATTTGCTGATGGCTTAAGCTGCCGTCTCTTCGGGAGAAACCACGCTGTCGATCTCCTCGAACTCGGTTTCCTCATAGGGGACGTTGAGGAGGCGATTGACCTCTGCAAGTTCCGCATCGATCTTGCGCAGCTTGGCAAGGACGCGCTTGCGCTTGCGCTCCAGATACGTGCGGCGCGACCGAAGGGAATTGATGCTGTATTCGGTGTCCGACATGCCGCTGTTCTTCGCGGCGAGCTCGCGCTTGAATGCGATGATCTCCCTCCGGATAGTCTCCGGACGGACCAAGCCGCGCTCCTTGGCCATGTCGAGCTGCTCGTCTGTCAGGGTAGTCAGCTCGTATGCGGCGGAGTACGCGATCGGCAAATTTGTTTCGACGAAGCGGCCGCGCTCGATGTCCTCGGCGATGCGGCGCAACTTCACCTCGACCGAATGCCCGAAGGGAAGGATTGCCTTCTCCTTCCGGAACAGCGCCTCGTAGACATCCGTACCCATACGGTAAATCTGTAGAAGCAGCTTGCCGGTCTGGATCGCGCTCCCGCGCATATCCGCCCAGGCCTTGTGGATACCGATGACGGCTTCCCGCAGCTGCCGCTTGGCTTCCTCGTCATGCAGGATTTTCAGACCCGTCAGGGCTTCCCGAAGACTGCCGTCCAGCTGATTGTCGATGAGGGCCAGCTGTCGATCCGTGGAGGTGCGCTGGGTCATGCGGTCGCCGAACAGACCGACTTCCGCGATGGCCCGCTTGCTGAACGGTGCACTCATAGACCTAACTCCTGGCACACATGGTTCCAGAGAATTTGGAACTCGTCGCGTCCCCTAAATTTGGGGTGGTCAAAAACGGAGAAGCCCTGACTGCTCCGTAGAATGTCGTCCCGCATCGGAATATCGACCGGGGTGCACGGCCCGTGCTTCACGGCTTCCGTCTTCGCGATGCGGGCTCCTGTGTAGTTCGGGTTGAAGACTCGGGTCATGCAGAAGGCAACCTTCCGCTCTCGTTCGAGCAGCCTCTTCATCCACGGGATGAGGTGCGGCAGCTCATGTCCAGGCCCGAACGGTATGAGCGCGTAGTCTCCACGACCGGTCAGCGAGTAGATGCTGTCCTCGAAACCCTCGACGCCGGGCGGGAAATCGTAGATTGAAAGGTCATAATCTGCATTGGTTTCCCAGACCGAGCGCCAATCATTGATGTGGCTGGGGACCACCTCGACTGGGGTGAGATGCGTCGAGAATGGGTTCTCGCGGCGATATGCATCCCAGTTCGAAAGCGTCCTCTGTGGGTCAAGGTCTACTCCTCGCGCCCGTATTCCGTGCTGAGTGGCGGCGACGAGAAGGTTCATCGCGATCGTCGATTTTCCGACACCACCCTTGGGGGCGAAGATCAAGAGCGTACGCCCCCGAGGCGCCTTGGAGGTGTCAAGCGCGGGCAGTCCCATGTGAAGTCCTCCAAATTCTTCGCCCGGAAAATGGCACCTTAACATTAACAGACGGTTAACGCAGATATCAGGAAATCAACGAGAAAGGCAATCGTGTCAACTCTCTCACGCCTTTCTCAACCGTCTCCTCAATGAAATGCTCTGTTCTCCCACTACTGGCATGAGAAACTCAGGATGGGTTTCATGTGGAAACCTGCCGGTTGCGACGGCTGGTCGCGGCAATGGGATGGGCTCGTCGGACGTGTTCACGTGTGAAACGGTCCATCCCCTTGGTCGAGTGATGAGGTCATTTCACGTGTGAACCGGGCGTGTCGGTGAAAGTGATTAGAAGCCAGTCGCAGCCACAGCGGCCAATCGGACCGGTCTGAGTGATCCCTTATGAGAGGTCAGCCGATCGGGCGGTTGACGGGTTGCGCACGCTTGGGCTTCCGGGTGCGACCACGGAATTGCGTATCTCCAGGCAGCTTCCGGGTCCACCATCTCAGGGGCTCTGACCATTTCACATGTGAAGTATCGAATGAGACGGCCGAAGAGGTCGCGACCATTTCACATGTGAACTCGGAGGGGCTTCCGACCATTTCACGCGTGATCAGACCGACCGATAGGCGGACATGCGGTCATTTCACACGTGAAATGGGCCTACGTGACACCCTGGTCCTTAGGTCATTTCACGTGTGAACCTCGGTCCTTGGAGTTGTCTGCCACGAGGCCGGGATCGGACGATCATCACCTCGTACCCCAAACCTGGCCTCTTGAGGACGTGGAGAGCGATGCGTCGATGAACGGTGG